ATTGACACTCAAGGAATGAGTGGTGAAGCAACTGAGGGATGCATGGATAATGTATATCCTAAAGATGCTAATGGTAATCCTATCTACCCACCATTTAATCCTCCACGATTACCTTTGATTGAATCTCAACTCAAGAAAGAACTCAAAGAAATAATCAATGAAGTTCTTGATGAAAGAGAATATCAAAAGAAACTTAATGGTCCTTATGATATGCCTGATTATTCACCTTACCGTTTAGATGAGTTACAAGAATGAGACTAGGGGTTATGTGTTCTGGTAACGGAACAAACTTCGAGAACATTGTCAACAACTGCTCTGATCATGAAGTTGTTTTGATGGTGCATAATAAAAAGAACTGTGGTGCTGTAGAAAGATCAGAGAGATTAGGTATCCCACATGTTCGTCTTAAAAGTAAACAAGATGAGGAGAGAATTGATCTCTTTAAAGCATGGAGAGTTGATTATATTATCCTTGCAGGATATATGAGAATACTATCTCCAAAATTTATTGATGCTTTTCCAAATAAAATTATAAATATTCATCCATCTCTTTTACCTAAGTATAAGGGATTGAATGCTATTGAACAAGCATTAGAAAGTGGAGACAAAACTACTGGATGCACTGTCCATTACGTGACAGAAGAGTTGGATTCTGGTACAATAATAGACCAGTCAGTAGTTCCAATCTGCTCCAATGATGATATTGAAACGTTAACTCATAGAGTTCAGCAAGCAGAGCACCGTCTTTTACCCTTAGTAATTAATAACCTAGAGGAGAGTTATGCCATTAAGTACTAATTATCGCAATAAAATTATGGATATATGTTGCCGTATAATTTCAACAGATGGTGAAGTTGAATTATCTGAGAGAATATGGATGAATAAATTATGCGAACATAACAACCATGCAAAGGAACTGGTCGGGTCTTTATTATGTCCAGACCTTGTAGAAGACATGGATGTGTAGTTTTGTATCACAAAATACAAAATTACTTGCCTATATAGTATACCTGTGTTAGTATTAACACAAACGTTCAACCTGATACATTTCAGGTCGCAAGTAAGCCGACTCGGAACGGATTCGTTCATCTTCTTCGGAAGACGCACAAGTTGACTGAAGGAACGGGGCAAAAATCCCTACTACTTTGGAGAAACCCAATGGCACAAGTCACCTATAGAGGTGTCTCTTACGACACCAATGACAAGAAATCTTGTCAGAAAGAAGCAACTGTATTAACTTACAGAGGCGTTAAGCATACAGAATCTAAAACTGTATCTGCATAGTGAAACAGTCTTACTTGACTGATTTTAGAGAGGTGTTGACACCTCTCTTTTTTTATGCCATAATATATTTGTTGAGTTGACGAACCCAACACGGGAGTGACTGAATCAAACTTGCTGGCATAAGGCTAGTTAAGGTGATGAGACACAGGTGGTGCTGCTGGCAGGAATGTCAGAATCGACTTACCAGTCGGGTCTCAGACAGTAAGGTAAAAATCTACTAATGTAGCAATGCCCCTTACTTGTTGGTACACATTAATCCAACCTCCCACCCACTACTTTCCCGATTAGCTCAGTTGGTAGTAGCACGAAGCTGTTAACTTTGTTGTCGCTGGTTCGAGTCCAGCATCGGGAGTTCCTATATAATCAGAAACAAATGGACAAAGATCGATTAAAGTTGATTGTCAGAAATCTAAAACAACTTGTTGATGCATTAGAGTCTGAAGTTCATTCTGATGTTGATTCTTACACAAATTCACACGCATTTTCTTCCCCTGAAATTAGTTATGATGAAGCATGGGATGATGATGACGGATACGCAGATTAAAAGATGACCGTTAAATTTGTTAGCATCACACCTGATGCAGAAAAGACAATGGCATACATTGCCAGAGTATCTAACCCAAAAAATCAAGACAATGAAAATTTTTCTGGTTTATTAAGGTATTGTATTAAGCACCAGCACTGGTCAGTGTTTGAGCAATCCTCTATGACATTAGAGATAGAAACTACTAGAGGAATAGCAGCACAGATATTAAGGCATAGGAGTTTTACATACCAAGAGTTTAGTCAGAGGTATGCTGATAGTAATCTTCTAGGTGAAATAGAATTACCAGAACTCCGTAGACAAGATGATAAGAATAGACAGAAAAGTATTGATGATCTAGAACCAGAGATGGTTGAGAAGTTTAATAGACAGATGAATACTTTATTCAGTTCTGCCTTTGGATTATATAATCAGATGTTGCAAGCAGGTGTGGCAAAGGAATGTGCAAGGTTTGTATTACCTCTTGCTACTCCTACGAAACTTTATATGACAGGTTCTTGTCGTTCATGGATACATTATATTAATTTACGTTCTGCACATGGAACACAGAAAGAACATATGGATATTGCTAATGCTTGTAAGAAAATTTTTATAGAACAATTCTCTGCTGTGTCTGAAGCTCTTGACTGGGTTTCCTAAATAATTCTAAACCTTATTTTATTAATATGGCAACATACCCTATTATAAACAAAGAAACTGGTGAACAGAAGGAAGTCGCAATGAGTATCCATGTTTGGGATCAGTGGAAAGATGATAACCCTGATTGGGAAAGAGACTACTCCGATCCTTCTACCATGCCTGGTTTGGGAGTTGAAGTTGGTGAGTGGAGAGATAAGTTAGTTAATAAAAATCCTGGATGGAGTGAGGTATTGAAGAAAGCAGATAAATCTGGAGGTATCTCTGGAAGACTAGCTAAAAGAGGATCATATGAATCTTCAACTCAATCTGCTTTTGATGTAGACTAATTAACATGCCATCTAAATCTAAAAATCGTAAGATAGTTGTTCCATACGGAATGAGTAACAAGCAAATGAAAAGAAAAAAACCAATTAATACGGACTTGATGAGGAAAATTACTCCTCTAACTCCAAACCAAGAAGAATTATTTCGTTGTTATGAGAACAACCAGAACTTAGTAGCATATGGTTGTGCTGGAACTGGTAAGACATTCATAACTCTTTATAATGCACTTAGAGATGTATTAGATCCTAAGACTCCTTATGAGAAGATCTATATTGTAAGATCATTAGTTTCTACTAGAGAGATTGGATTTCTACCTGGTGATCATGAAGATAAGTCTTCATTATATCAGATACCATATAAGAATATGGTAAAGTTTATGTTTGAGATGCCAAGTGAAGCAGACTTTGAAATGCTTTATGGTAATCTTAAAGCACAGGGAACTATTTCTTTCTGGAGCACCTCATTTATTAGAGGAACCACTCTGGATAAAGCAATTGTTATAGTTGATGAATATCAAAACTTGAACTTTCATGAATTAGATAGTATAATAACAAGGATTGGTCAAGAGTCTAAGATTATGTTCTGTGGTGATGCCACTCAATCAGATCTTGTCAAGACCAATGAAAGGAATGGTGTTATAGATTTTATGCAAATCCTTCGCATCATGCCGTCAGTTGATATTATTGAATTTGGAATTGATGATATCGTTCGTTCTGGATTCGTGAAAGAATATCTACTTGCCAAATTAGAAAAAACTATGTGACATGTCGAGCACGACAATCCATTATATTAATGCCAATCATAAAAGGTTTGATGATTCGTTAGTGCGACAGAGTGATTTAGATGATGATCGTTTCGTCTATAGTCAATGTCCTGTTTATAATCATAAAACTAATAGAGTTTTTGTGGGGACTTCTCCTATTGATTTTAAACTTAAAATTGATAGGACACCTAATAAAAATATTATTAGATGTTCTGATTCTAGATTGGTAGAGGGTGATGATCAACATGTTAATTCACCACGACCAGTAGTTCAATTAAAGTTTCCAAGATTTTTATTTTGGACACACGATGATGATGTTTGGTTTGAATTTAATGATCATCCAATGACATCATTAAGGAATAATTTTATTGCTGTTGGTGGTTGGTTTAATTTATCTAATTGGTCAAGAAATTTAAGTCTTGCCATCACGCTTGTAGATGAGAGAAAACCTGTTATAATAAAGAAAGGAGATCCTCTTTTTAGAGTGTCATTTTACCCTTCTGATTTAAATAATGGAATTAATTTATCTCAAGAAAAAGATCCAACTCAAATAGATTATGCTTGGGATGAGTATATAAAGAAACAAACCATAGGTCAACAAAATAAAACTTGGAAACCTAAATTGTTCTCGGAGACTGGTAAAAGTAAATGTCCTTTTAGTTTTTTATTTAAATGATTTTTGAACATTGTAATCACTTAGGTGACATTGAATTAGAGAAGAAAGAAACACCAGGATGTAGACTTTATCAACTCCCTGATGGTAGTTGGGTTCCTTCTATTACTTCAGTAACTTCTTTTTATAATCGACAAATTTTTGTTGAGTGGAGAAAAAGAGTTGGTGAGGAAAAAGCAAATCGTATTACCAAGAAAGCAACCACTCGTGGAACTGATTTCCATGAAGCAGTTGAAGTGTATATGAGGAACAATGAAATAGATTGGGAGCAGTTCAGACCTGCTACTAAGTTTATGTTTCATCATGCCAAACCTTATTTGGATAAGATAAATAACATACATGCTATAGAAAGAACCCTTTACTCTGAGTATCTTGGTCTTGCAGGTAGAGTAGATTGTATAGCAGAGTATGAAGGTGAACTAGCAGTCATAGACTTTAAAACGTCGGAGAAGATTAAACCTGAGAAGTGGTTGGAAAACTACTTTGTTCAAGAAACTTTTTATGCTGCTGCTTACTACGAACTAACTGAAATTCCTGTTAAAAAACTTATCACTATTATGGTAACTCCTGGTGGTGAAGTGAAAGTATTTGACAAACGGAACAAAGGGGATTATATTAAATTATTAGTTCGGTATATAAAAGAATTTGTATCTCACAATACTAGGAGAGAGAATGGAGAATGAACTAGAGAA